ACAATAGCAGGTACATCGACATCATTAGGTGGTACAATCACATTGGCAACAATTACGGGTACAAGTGGAATTATATCAGGTTCTTCACAAATTAGTGGTTTAACAACTTCTAATTTAAATGGAACAGCTGGAATTACAAACGGACAATTAGCAAATTCATCTGTTACCGTAACTGCAGGAACTGGTATGAGTGGTGGTGGTTCAGTATCATTGGGTGGGTCTGTAACTTTAACTAATGCCGGTGTAACTTCAGCAGTAGCTGGTACGGGTGTTAGTGTGAGTGGAGCAACTGGCGCAGTAACAATCTCAATCGGACAATCGGTAGCAACTTCAGCAACTCCAACTTTCGCAGGTTTAACAATCAACGGAGCAATAACTGCAACGGGAGATATTACCGCATACTATACTTCAGATAAAAGACATAAGAATAACATTCAAATTATTCCAAACGCTTTAGAGAAAGTATCTAAATTGAATGGTGTAACTTGGGAATGGAATGATGATGTAAATGAAGTAACAAAATCAACTCCAAAGACTGGTTTAATAGCACAAGATGTTCAATCAGTATTGCCTGAAGTTGTAAAAGAAAGAGAAGATGGATTCTTATCATTGGATTATTCAAAAATGATGGGTCTAATGGTTGAGGCAATTAAAGAACAACAAACACAAATTCACAAATTGAATTTAGAAATAGAGGTTTTAAAGAAACAAAAAGGGTTATAATTTAATGTATGATGTTTATTACACCACCGCTGGAGGCCCTTGGTTCAACAGCGGTGCTGATATATGGGTAACCGAATGGATAAAAGAAGTGGCGCCACATTTAGAAGTGAAGCCACTTCTACTATTCCATAGACATAAACCACAAAATTACGAAGAATTCCCAATTGATATTGAACATATATGGGAAACTTCTGAAGATGAAATCATAAAAATATTAGATGGTGCTAGAAGGATTCATATATTGCACGGCCATTACACTCCAACCAGAGCTATACATCAAAATTTGGAAAAGATTGACTCAATTATTTTCCACAATTTAACTAAAGTGTCTTTGATGGCACAAATGGGTAAAGATGAATATCTTCATTGGTATGGTAATTGGGAATATGAAAATGAATTAATTAACAAAATTAAAAATAAAGTTTGGGTGGGTTTATATCATTTTCCGTATGAAACTGATAATTTACACCATATTCCAAACACTTATGAATTTAAAACAAATAAAAAATTATCAGATTCTATCAAAGTTGGATTTGCAGCTAGAAGTGAAGGTAGAAAAAATGTTGAATATATTGATGGATTGGAAAGTTATATTTCTACAAATTCAGAAACTTTCAACAAATATTATAGAAAAAAATATGGATATAGATTTGAGAAATCAAAAGTTTATAAATTTGATTTCAAATATAAAGAAAGGTTCTACGGCCTTGATTGGGGAATATCTCATTCTTGCTTTGAATTTGAACCATTTGGATACGGAATATTTGAGGCAGTGGATTGGGGTAAACTTCCAATATTACACGAAAAATGGCACGTACCACTTGATTATAAATACAAAGCGATTGACGAGAAAACATTTAAGCAGACCTACGAAACGATTTGTAACGATGATTATGAAACCCGTAAAACAGAGTTTGAAAAACTTAAAAATTGGATGATAAAATACTTTTCAAACAAAGATGTATGGAAACAAAAACTTTTAGATATTTATAACGGAGAATAATACTAAATAAGATGCCAAAAACCAATTTATCATTAGGTAATTTATATAGAGCAGTAAGTGGTTCTGCAAGAGTAGCACAAGTTGTATCTTTAGGCGGATTAGCAGGTTCTGCAGCAAATAGCTCTTTAGGCTCATTTGCAATAGATTCGGTTACTGTAAATTTACCTACATATACATACATAGTAGAAAGTACAACGGAAACAGCAACGTTTTCATTTGGTTCAGCAGGTTCTTTACATGGTTCAAAAGTTGGTAGTGTAGCAGCAAACTATTCTGTAACTTTTGATAATGCAAACTTTTCAGTTGGTTCTCCAACTTTAGGTGCATCTCCATCGTTTCCAATTACACCCGCATCAATTGCATCTTCAAACTATTCAGAAGCATCTTCGGTTTTATCAATGAAATATGCAGATGGATATAATTTGGCTGCAACTAATTACAATACAACTTCTACAAAAACGTTATACGCAGTAGATGTTTATAATACAATTAACCAACCAGATTTTTGTTTGGTATTTGGTACAATGATTGAAAAAGCAGATGGTACATCGGTAGCAGTTGAAGATTTAAATGTGGGTGATGAAATTAAAGCATGGGTGCCAAACGGATTGCCTGATGAAAACCAAGACCCAGAATCAAAAGAAATAGATTGGAGATTTTTTCAATTAGAAGCTCAATCAGGTTCTGCTCAAACAGTTGTTGTAGCTGATATTGTATATAACTTTGCTAGTGGATATTTTTCATTAAATGATGGTGAAATAAAAGCAACAGGAACTCACCCTCTTTGGGTATTCGATTCCGAAATAGAAAAATATCACTTTAAAAATGTAGAAGATATTCTTATTGGCGATATGATTGTTAAGTGGGATGATTTTTTAGGAGAAACAGTTGAAGTAGAAGTAACAAATATAGAGATAGTTACCGAAGATGTTGAAATTGCAACTATTAACGTAGAACAAGCTGACGTTTATATGGCAAACGGCTTTATTTCTCACAACAAAGGAACAACAACACAACCACACATCCCATCATCTGGTTTACGATTATATGTTGACCAATATAAAACAGTATCATATAATTCAGGAAGTGCAGGAGCAGATTGGATGGACCTTTCTGGTTACAATACGGGTGTTAGACCTGCAGGTGCACCAAACGCAGCAGGTATCACAGGTGGTAACCCAACATCTACAAATGGTGCAACTAAGAAAGCATCATATGTAACATTTAACGGAAGTGACCAATTCTTCTATAAAGATACTACAACAAATATTAACGGAGGATACTCACAGTTCAATACAAACACAGGTACAATTCACGTTTGGGTTAGACCTACAACAACATTAGGAACAACATCGAGATTTATATTTGATTATGCTGGATTTTATGGTTTAGCAATTGAATCAACAGATAGTTCAACATTAAATAGAATTAAATTTTATGGTAGTTCATTAGGTAATAGCGCACAATTAACAACATCATTATCATCAGGAACAAACTATTTAATTTCAGCAACATTCCAATCATCTGGAACTTGTACTATTTATGTTGATGGTAGTTCAATAGGAACATTTACATCATCCGCATTTACCGCACCATCATCAACTAACTATTTAACAATTGGTTGTAATAGTGCAAGAACATCATTTTGGAATGGTGGTATTCAAGCGGTATTGTTTTACAATGTATTACAAAGTGCAGCAACGGTTCAACAAGTATATAACCATTTCTCAACAACTTTAAAATAATAAATTGTTGTTTTTATAATTTGTTGTTTTGAAATAAAAGATTATATTTATAGTAGACATTAAAAATTAAATAAAAGTATAAAATGGCAGAAAAAATAGTATCACCAGGCGTATTTACAAAAGAAAACGACCTTTCATTCTTACAACAAGGTGTATCCGAAATAGGTGCAGCATTTATTGGACCTTTTAAAGAAGGACCTTTAACACCAACAATAGTAAATTCACAAGCTGAATTTGAACAATTATTTGGTAGTGTTGATGACACTTATTATACTCCTTTAGCAGTACAAAATTATTTAAGAGAAGCTGGAACTGCAACTATTTGTAGAGTAGCTGGTACATTGGGATATACTGAAACCGCTCCTTTATTATTAATAGCAGCATCTGGTTCTCAATCAGGCGCTCTTGGTGTTTTATTTAACACATCGGGTAGTGCAAACGCTGGATTTTCAAATGCAGCTGTTTCTGATAGAAACGGCGGCGGTGATTTTTCATTAACAGGTACAAATTTAGGATATTCCGCTTCATTGGCAGTAGCTAGTGTAGATGATATTGAAGCAGTATTTGGTACATCTCCATATGGTGCTAATGGTGCATATTCATACGCTTTCTTTAAAGAGAACGGATTCTTATTTAATACGGGTTCTTACACCCTATCTAATTCAGATGGATTAAATGTTGGAGCATATACCGCATCATTTACAGCAAATGTAAGTGCTAGTGTTGTAGTGTTAGATTCTCAATCATTTAGTGGTTCAGCTGGTACAGGTGAAGCATGTGAGGCTCTTACTCCATACATCCAATCTCAATTGATTTCTGGCCAAAGATATAACTTATTCCAATTTGAAACTATTGGTGCAGGTAATGCAGCAAATACTAAAGTTAAAGTTGGTATTACAAATATTAAAGCAGCAGGTTCAACGGCTGGTACTGATTATGGTACATTTACTGTTGTAGTTAGAGCATTTAATGATACTGATAAGAAAAAAGTAATATTAGAAACATATTCTAATGTAAACTTAGACCCTAACTCTCCAAACTTTATTAGTAGAGTAATTGGTGATAGAAAACTAACAATCAATTCTTTAGGTAAAATTACTGAAGTAGGCGATTGGGTTAATAATTCAAAATATATTAGAATTTCTAATTTAAACGAAGCAGCTCCAATACAGGCAGTTCCATTCGCACACGCAGCTTACAAATTATTTGTAAAAGCTGGAGTTCACGCAAATGCAATCCCTAGAGTAACATTCTCAACTGGGTCTGTATCCGATACAACAAAATATAGTGGTATCGATTTCGATAATAACGCTGATAATAAAATTTATATGAAACCAATTCCTAATTCAGCAGGAAATGGTTCAAACGCAGTATTCTCATTAGATACTATTTGTGGTTTAACATTAACTTCTACTGCATCTACTGAAATTGCAAAAAGACAATTCATTGTAGGATTCCAAGAAGGATTTGATGGATACTCTCCGGCTACACATGGTTCTGATATAGATGCGGCAACAACAAATGGTAAAGCAGCATACGCTAAACACATTAACGCTTTATCAAACGCAGACGAGTGGGATATCAATATGGTAGTTGCACCACATGTTAATAGAGCAGACCATTCAGCAGTATTTACATCTATTTTGGATATGGTTGAACAAAGAAACGATTGCTTCTTTATAGCAGATGCAGGTAATGCATCTACATCATTGACTGCAACAATTTCACAGGCTTCAGCAGTAGATTCAAATATGGTAGCAACTTACTATCCTTGGATTAAAACAATCGATGTTAACACAAACAAATTAATCACTGTTCCACCATCAGTATTATTACCTGGCGTATTCGCAGCAAACGATAGAGTAGCAGCAGAATGGTTCGCACCAGCTGGTTTAAATAGAGGTGGATTAATTGGAGCAGTAAGTGTATTGAATAGATTAACACAATCTGAAAAAGATGAATTATATGAAGGTAAAGTAAACCCAATCGTACAATTCCCAGGACAAGGTATTGTAGTATTTGGACAGAAAACATTACAAGATAAACCTTCAGCATTAGATAGAATCAACGTAAGAAGATTGTTATTGACTGTTAGAAAGTATATCGCATCTACTTCTCGTTACTTAGTGTTCGAACAAAACACTTCAGAGACTAGAAATAGATTCTTAAATATCGTTAATCCTTACTTAGAATCAATCCAACAAAGACAAGGTCTTTACGCTTTCAGAGTGGTAATGGATGAAACTAATAACACACCAGATGTAATTGATAGAAACATTATGAAAGGGGCTATCTACTTACAACCAACTAAGACAGCTGAATTCATTCAAATTGATTTCAACATCTTACCAACTGGCGCAGCTTTTAACGGATAATTTAAAAAGTAAATATTTATATAAAGAAAACAATTAAATAGAAAAATAAAATGCCAGAAGTATTAGAGTTTGATAAAATGTTCTATACCAATTTTGAACCAAAGTTAGGTAATAGATTTATAATGGAAATCGACGGTATCCAATCATATATGATTAAAACCGCAGCAAGACCAACTTTCACATCAGAGGTAGTAGAATTAGACCATATCAACGTAAAAAGAAAGATTAAGGGAAAATCTACTTGGGATGATATTAACATCACTCTTTATGACCCAATTGTACCATCAGGTGCACAGCAAGTAATGGAGTGGATTAGAAGCTCACACGAATCCTTAACAGGTAGAGATGGATACGCTGCTTTCTATAAGAAGGATATTACATTCTACTTATTGGGACCAGTTGGTGATAAAGTAGAACAATGGACTTTGAAAGGAGCATTTATTACACAAGCAAATTTTGGTGAATTGGATTGGGCTTCAAATGACCCATTATCAATAGAATTAACATTAGCATATGATTACGCAATTTTAGAATACTAATCTTTAAATTGTTTAAACTTTAAAATAATGATTTTTGAAAAGGGGGTAGATTTTCTACCCTCTTTTTTTATTTTATATATACTTATATATAAACAACAATATAGTTATTATTATGGAACAACAAAACGTAGAACAACAAGTTACAAGAGGATTGGGAGCAGCTCCATCATTTGAGCAAAAAAACTTTCCATTTCCAACCGAAATTATTAGTTTACCATCTAAGGGGTTATGTTATCCCGAATCATCTCCACTTTCTAAAGGAGAAATCACTATCAAATTAATGACAGCAAAGGAAGAAGATATTCTTACTTCTGCTAATTTAGTTAAAAAAGGTATCCATTTGGATAAATTATTAGAATCAGTAGTGGTAGAGCCAGGAGTAAACGTAAATGATTTATTAGTTGGTGATAAAAATGCTATTTTGATTTCATCAAGAGTTCTGGCATTCGGACCAGATTATGATGTTACAATCAATGACCCAAATGAAAATGAACCTGTTAAAACTACTGTGGATTTATCTAAAATACAAATAAAAGAAATAGATGAATCTAAGTTAAATAGAAAAAATGAATATGATTTTACATTACCACAATCAAAATCTAATATAAAGTTTAGATTACTTACACATGGTGATGAACTTGCTATTCAAAAAGATATTGAAGCCCTTCAAAAAACAATAAAAACTAGTAATGAAATCACTGCTAGATATAGAAGAATTATCACAGAGGTGGATGGTAATAGAGATATTGGATATATTAGTAATTTTGTAACCAACAGATTATTAGCTGCAGATTCTAAAGCATTAAGAAAGCAAATAGCTAGTATAAGCCCCGATTTGGATTTAAAATTTGAATACGAATCACCATACACCGGAGAGAAGGAGGCTCTTCGAATTCCCTTTGGGATTGACTTTTTTTACCCTACCGAATAACTATTCGCTGGTCTTACATCAAAAGATTTTTCAAATGGTGTATTATGCTAATGGAGGATTCAATTGGCATGACTTATATTATATGCCTATAAAGTTAAGAGAATTCTATTGGAGAGAGTTGTTAAAGGTGAAAGAAACTGAAAACGAAGCTATGGATAAGGCCACAAAAAAATCATCATCAAATAATTCTTCTAAAATAAGAAGAAGATGATATTTATATAGGAATATATAACAAAACAAATATGCCTAAAAAAATAAAAATAACAGAAGCAGGTATATCCGATTTTTTCAAAAGTTTTTTTAGAGCAAAAGCTGATGGAAAGGAAAAAGCTTGGATAAACAATTTAGAAAAGAAAAGTCCAGAACTTGCCGATATTTGGAAAGATTACGATGATGTTGTTGCTCAAAATACAAAACGTCATATAGAACTAATGAAATCAATTGGAGCAGATACGTCTCATTGGGATACTTTTGCAAAAAAATACAATATAAAGTAATCTAATTGGTAAATGGCCACTCCTAACGATAAACAACGAAGAGATTTACTTCAAGAAATAGAACTAACTAGCCAACGAATTGCTGAGGCAAATAAAGCTGCCGCTACTGCAACTGGTTCGGAGTTAACACGTCTACAAGATATCGTAGAGCAACAACGAATAATTTTAGGATTACAACAAGACCAATTAGATGTAATCGATTCAATGCAAAATAAAGTATTGAAGAATCTAAAAAATTTCGATGATTTAGATGATACGTTGGTAAGTATATCAAATAGTTTAAAAGGCCATACTACATTACAAGAAAAATTTACAAAAAAATTAGAGTATTCTAAAAATGTAATAACAGACATATCAAGTATAGTTGAAACGGCTGGCTTTGATGATAGACAATTAGGACATATCGATAAAGCTACTAATGCTTATAGAGATATGAATATTTCTATTGCTCAAGGTGCTTCTAAACTAGCACAAGGAAAAATAGGACAAGAAGAATACAATGAATTAGTAAAAGAATCGTTTAAATCATTTGATGAACTTGTAGGCATGATAGATACAAGCACTGCCGCAGGTCAAAAATTAGTTGAAACATTCACACAAGGTAGAGTCGAATTAGAATCATTTGAAAAAGCAGCACAAAGAAGTGCAGCTGCTATGGAGGGTATTAATGCAGCAACCGACCAGTTGGGTAGTAGTGGTATTCCACTCGCCGGTGAATTTAGTAATGCTCTACAAGATATTACTAAAAATGGTAAATTAGGTAAAGCAGCATTAATTGCATTAGGAGCAGCTGCTGGTGCATTGGCATTTGATTATTTTGGCGCACCATTAAAAGCTGGTATTAAAGCATCGAATGATATAAAAGAAAATCAAATCGAAGGTGCAAAAAATGTTGCACAGGCTCAAAATGATTTAGCATTTGCAGCAAAACAAGCGGCTTTAGATTTTAGTTATCAATTACAAGAAATGGCTGCACAATTCAATGCAGCATCAAAAACGGCATTATTTGGTAAGGGATTGGGTAGTGTAGGATATGCGGCATCTCAATTACAATTAGCAGGTATATCAGCTGAAACTATTGCAAATGCTACAACTGCGGCATCTAAAGCTGGTAGTGGTTCTCCAAAATTAGCCGCTGATATGGCTATATTTGCAGAAAGAAGTGGTGTATCGGTGGATAATGTTGCAAATATACAGCAAGCATTTAAATTATTAGATGGAGTTTCTGCTAGTAGTGCATTAAATATGGCCGAAGGTACAAGAGCTATGGCTGAACAAGCGGGCTTAAATGTTGGTGATATAATGAATGAAGTTGCATCTGCATCCGAAATGGCATTAGATTATCAGGTACAAAGTGGTAAAGCATTGGCTAGACAAGTAGTTTATGCAAAATCATTAGGAGTTAGTTTTTCTGAAGTAGCTAAGGCTGGTCAAAGTATGGTATTGAACTATAAAGATAGTATCAAAGCTGAAATGAGTTTATCAGCGATGCTTGGTAAAAATGTGAACTTATCTGAAGTAAGAGCTAAGTTCATGTCGGGTGACCAAGAAGGAGCATTGAAAGCATTACAAGCGCAAGGATTGAAACCTTCCGAAATGAATATGTTCCAAAAGCAACAATTACAATCTGCTTTGGGTGGAATGGATTTGAATTCTTTAGAAAAAATAGGAACACCTGGATATCAAGAAGGGGTTGGAAAAGTAGGACAATTAGAAGAAAAAAGTGCTCAAGCATCAAATCAAGCATTTTTAACTTTGAAACAAAGCGCAGAAGCTGCATTGAATACACAACAAGCTATGATTCAAGGGCAAAAAGCCGTTGCACAGGCTGCATTGGAAACTATGAAAACAAATGCTTGGTATAACTCAGCGGCATATAAAAAATATCTGGCTGATATGGCTCAATTGGATATTGAAAGAAGTTTTACAGAAAATGCTGGAAAAGCAATAGCTTCGGTAATTGGAGGTGTACTTGGTAACTATTTACCAAATATAGGAAAAACTTTGACAAATTTATTTAAAGGTGGTGCACCGGGTGGTGCCGGGGGTGGTGGAATAATGAGTAGATTAGGGGGAGGATTAAAATCACTTGTAGGTATGGGAGGCGGTGGAGCAGGCGCTGAAGGTGGTGGATTATTAAGTAAGATTGGGGGTGCTATGAAAGCAGGACCGCTTAAAGCATTAACAGGTGGTGGCATTGGCGGAGCATTGGCTGGTATATTTGGTGGTGTTAGTGGGTTTATGGAGAAAAAAGAAGAAGGTGGTACAACGGGAGAAGCGGTTGGTGCTGGTGCATTACAAGGTGGTTTAGCAGCTGCCGGAGCGGCAATAGGAACTGCTTTTGGTGGACCAATTGGTACTATGGTTGGTGGATTTTTAGGAAACACATTAGGTGGTTGGATAAATGATTACGCACCAGGCGTTGCTGAAAGATTTGGTGGGTTGTGGGATAGTGTTAGTGGTAAATTTATGGCAATCGGAGAAAAATTCAAACCCGTAATTGAAAAGATATCTCAAGCATTTAGTTGGCTTGGTGAAAAATTCACAATGGTGTATGATAGTGTCAATAACTTTATGAAAAGTTTAGGCTTTGAAGAAGGTTTAGGTAGTATATTTTCCGGTATAGCAGAGTTTGTTGGAACTGTATTTATGTATCCGTTTGAAAGATTGATTGCCGCATTCGGATTTTTATTTGATATAATTGGAGCGGTTGGTCAATTATTAAGCGGTGATTTTGCAGGAGCATGGCAAACTGTTAAGCAAGGATTTTTAGATTTTATTTTCGCAGTTGCAGAACCATTTGTATCTATTTTTGAAATGATTTATAATGGTTTTGCGAAAATGTGGAATGGTTTAGCGGACTCACAATTAGGGTCTTGGATTGGATTGGGTAGAATGCAAGAAAAAGATTTAACTGGAGACCTTGCCAAAATGATGAATCAAAAAGAAGACCCATCTGTTGCGGCAGAAGTTCAGAAAAAAGCAACAACCGAAGCTCAAAAACCCGTAGTGGATGCAACCAAAGCACAAACAGCCGCTACAGAAAAAGCTGCAACAGCTCAAAATGCAATACAAAAAGAATTTGAATTTACAGGAAATATTCAAAACAAAATGGTATCGCTTTTAGCAGCTAGTACAATATTATTAGAAGAAGTAGTTTATAACACAGCAGGCCAAAGAGCAATTACATTGGATGGTAAAAAAGTTAATAGTACTTTATTATCACAAGCTCAAGCAAACTATGCATTAGTTAAAGGTTAACAATTCCTATAAATTTATAATAAAGATATTTATAGTAAATAGTAAACTATAAATGGCAACACTTAAAGACCTTTTCAAATCAAAAAAGAAAGAACTTTACGGATTAAGTAGCGGTGCTATAATTGAAAGTAGAGGATTAATAAACCCACCTAGAGGTGCTGCTTTATTAACATCTTCTCCTGATGCCATAGCAGATTTAATAGGTAATCAAATTGGGGGTGCATTGGGTGGTTCTGCGAATAGGCCATCTGATACAATATTTAAAAATAATACACCATTTAGTAAACCGATATCTTTATTTAAAACGCAAGAAAGTTTAAAAAGAGCAATCGAAAAAGATACGGCTTACTATATAAAAAAATCTCCAGCACCAGCATCTTTATTTGCACAATTTAAACAAGGTGGTTCTAACATTGGAGGTATGGCTGCTAATTTAGCAATCAAAGCCATTACTAAAGGAGGATTAAAAAATTTAGCTAAAAACTTAAAAGATTATTCAACCGATGAACAATTTGGACCTAAATTTGGCCCAAAAGATGCAACTGGTAAACCAACAGTTTTAAGAGAAGAAAAAACATTTTCAAGCCACTTTAAAAATAAATCGGGCAAATTAGAAAAAAGAGATTCAACTGGTAAAGGAACTGCATGGGATGAAGGACAGAAAAAATTATTAGAAGCAATTTCAATTACCAATACTGAATTAAAAAAGAAAGAATACGCAAATCATATAATTGTTTCATTTGAAACTATACCAGCAGAAGGAAAAACTTCTTTAAAAGTTCCATTTGTAGGAGCTATAAGTGGTATATCAGAAGAAGTTACACCGAGTTGGACTAACTTTAAATATTTAGGTTCACCATTTAACATATATAGATATGGTGGTGTAGAAAGGGCTTTACGATTTAATTTAAAATTGTATTATACTACAATAAAAGAAAGAGATGCAATGATTATAAAGATAAATTATTTAAAATCATTGGCATTCCCTGATAAAGAAATTAAAGCAATACAATTTGGAGAAAAGAGTGCATACCAACAATATGCTATGGCTCCAAATTTAGTAAGAATTTCTATTGGAGATTTATATAAAGAAGTTCCTGGATTTGTAGAAAGTTTATCATTTGAAATAGATGATAATACAACTTGGGCAAATTCCGATGAATATACTGATGGAAGTAATACTACATTTTTATACCCATCAGTTATAGATGTATCAATTGGAATTAAAATAATAGAAGAGCATATAATAGAAGAAAAATCATACAAATATGATTTTGATGGTAGACAACGAGTAAAAGATAGAGAAATAAAAGAAATTATGGAAGCATTAAAAGCTTTGGGAGTAATATCAAAATAACATTTAATGGCAAATAGATACACATATTCAACTCTACAAACTGAATCATCTACTAAAAAAAAGTATTTGGGTAGTACAATATATCCAAAAATAAAAGCATCGGATAATGACTTATATGTTATATCAGAAGTAACTGATAGATTGGATTTATTAGCACACAAATATTATGGTGATAGAACATTATGGTGGATTATAGCTGTAGCAAATAATATAAACGATGCTTCATTTTATGTAAAAGAAGGAATACAACTTAGAATACCATCAGATATATCAAAAATATTAAATGATTTAGAAAAGATAAATAAATAAGTTATGTCATTTCCATTTATAGCACCCTTAAAGCCTTGGATTAAAGAAAAATTAGAAAATAGGGAAAAATTTTCATTTGAAAATTTTAGATTATCTCCATTTGCGATTTTGACATCCGGAGCAATTGTTACCAAAGCATTAAAGGGTGAAGATATAGCTAAAAAAATAAAAGACTCAAATTATACAGAATCGGTTACATTCAAAGGATGTGCTATCTCTAACCAAAGTGAATTTTCAAAACTTTATTCAACATCAAACACTGTATTGGGATATGATTTAAATGGTAAAGCAATAGTAGTAGATGGAGAAAAGGACCGAAAAATATCACCACCAATTATTCAATCAATAGAAATCGATACAGATGGAGGTAACAATACATTAAAATCTGCAAGAACAAAAATAAAAGTTTTTAGTTTGAAGCAATTGGAAATGTTTGACCTTTTCTTTTTAAGACCATCTATGAATGTTATTTTGGAATATGGTTGGAATACTGATATAGTTTCTAAAACAAATATAGATTCAATATTGTTTGCTAAAAAAAAGTATGATGATTATAAAACGGCTTTTGCCGAACTATTTGATGATGCAAAAATAGCAAAAACAAAATATTTAGATAATTTAAAATTAACGGATGGTAACTATGATTATATGGCAGGTAAAGTTACCGATTTTACATATTCTCCAGTTGAAGATGGTACATACGATATAGATTTAGAAATATCAGCAGGTAATGAATTACAATTGTGGATGCCAATGAAGCAATCTAATAAAGATTCAACTGTTGCTAAAAAAGATGAAACTCCCAAACCGCCAAACTATACACCATATCAAACGTGGTTAAGAACAATATCTGCTGATTTTAATATTCCGGCTGTATTGGATGAAAAAGCATTACCAAAAGCAGAATGGGAAAGTGAGTTTTTTAATTGGGATATGATGAATGCAAAAGAAAAAGATAAAGTTGTATCATTTGACCGTTATATATCTTTTAAATTAATAAAGCAATTATTACAAACATCTCAAATTTTTACAACAAGTAAAGATAAATTAAAAATAAATTACTTTTTGAACAATCAGGAAATAATTCCAATGAATTCCGACCCGTTTATGATATCATCTACTGATGATTTAATTATTCCAAACAAAATGCCAAAATTTAAGTTTGATACGGTGAATGGTAAAAAGAATGTATTGGTTATTGACCCTGATGAAAAAAATATGACAGAATGTTATGTTAATAAAAAATCTTTTAATTTAGATAAAGGACCAATAACTTTGACTAACTTAAAAGGTGAAAGTGTTCCGTTGAGCGCAACAAATTTATATGGAAATTTATTAAATGTATTCTTTAAATATGATTCAGTATTAAACATATATAACAATTCATATACACAAGCTGATTTTATAAATGGAATATTAGGAACTATAAATGATAATACATATGGTAAGTGTAAATTGCAACTAATGTCTTTATCAGATGAACCAACAGCTGCTAATACTTCATTACAAATTATCGATTATAAGCTATTTACAAAAGCACCGGAACAAGTTGAAAGAGAAAAAGCTTATAGATTTAAAATAGGACCAATTGGCGGAATAGTTAAAGAATTTAACTTTTCTATGGAATTGAGTACACTAGCACAAGCACAAGCTCTGTATCAATCACAATTAAATTTTAGTAGTATATTAGAGGGCAAAGAATTTGAATCTGGCTCTAATGCTCAATTAAAAGATGAAGCATATACTTTATTTGATTTATCATATGCTAAAAATTCAGATGGATATTTTTCAGTAAATGAAGTTGAGAAGGAAATAGTAATACAAAGTGCTAAAAAGAATAAAGAAAAGCAAGAAACATATCCTGATTTAAAACCTGCACCTAAAAAAGATGAAGCTGATAAGGAAGCTGAAAATTTAGATGAAGTTATAAAAAAGAAATCAATTAAATTTAGAATCGGAAAAGAAAATAAAACTCTTATATTTTTGGATAAAGGTCTAATACAAGATAAAATAAAAAAAGAAGAAAAAGGTTCTGCTTTGACATATTTAGATATAACATTGGCAATAGATGGTATGGCTGGATTAAGTTGTGGAGAATATTTTCAAATAGATGGTATTCCTGAAATGTACAACAATAACGGATTTTTTCAAATAACAAACGTTAAGCAGGGAATAGATGATAATGGTTGGAAAACTACCATTGAAGCTGGATATAGAATTGATATTGAAAAGATAAAGAATAAATAATTATATTATGTATAAAGATTTAGTAGCTAATAAAGATACATTTACTTTAAAAGCACCTAATACAATTGTACCAATACCAACTAATAATGATTATGCTGATGCATATATTGTTAGATATTTTGTACAAAGAGTTAGTGATGTTAATGGGTTTGTGTATGAAGTTGCTTTATCCGAATATGAAGAATATTTAGAAAATCCATATTGGATAGCAGTTAGTATGAGATGGAGGATATCGGGGCCATTAAATGTGGTGTATGATGCAAATGGTAAATTAATAGATAAGGGTGTGATTGAATCAAATAAAGCATCTTTATCAATTACTTCTTTGAAAATTAAAAATATTTCCTTATATTTACCAAATATAAAACAATTTCATAAATAATGAAGTACGTTACACAAATTGAAGCTGAACAATTATTACACGATTGGAAATACAAAGGGTATGCAATTGTGGATTTACTTACCGAATCGGAAGTAGATGAGATAATAGCCGAATTGGATAGATTGAGAATTAATAGAAATCAATCGGATGAGAAGTGGGGAGAATATGAACCATATATGCATCCACATAAAGAATCGGAATTAATCAATAAGTTATTAGCTCATCCAAAAGCAATTGAGATGATGGAGTTACTGTTTGGCTCAGAAGTACAAGGTGTACAAACGTGGGCGTATTTTAAACCAGTTGGAGAATTAGGTAGGGATGCTCATCAGGATGGGTTCTATTCACAAGCGGGTTGGAATAAGATAGCAAACATATCAATATCATTAGACCCATCAGATGAAACAAATGGTGGATTATGGGCGTATGAAGGTTCTCACTATTTACCACTATTGGAAATAGAAGTAGATGAAGAAAGAGTGAAAACAAATCCAGGTCATTGGAGAAATGAAAGAGGTAAAGCATCTAAAATGCCAGAAGGACATAATTTCCCTAAAATATATGCTACATTAAAAAAAGGACAAGCATTTTTAATACATTCTCATTTAGTACATGGGTCTGATACCAACAATGGTACAACATCGAGATATTCCATTCTAAGTGGATATATGGTTAAAGGTGGTTACCTTAGACAAGGTGAGCATATGAAAAGAGAACCAATTGATGTTTACGAATTAAGACAAAAACTTTGGGGAGAATAGTTTTGTAATTTCAAAAAAATTTATTATCTTTGTAGGGTATGAACCTAATAGAAACAAATAAAGCCCTACTATCTTTTTACGCATCCAATCCAAAGGTTGTATTGGCTGTTCCTGTTTGGAGTTCACCAAAAGCACATGAATACGATACATCGATATCATTCCTATATCTTAGAACAAACGATTCTGATTACATAATAAATTTTAATCATATAGATGCACAAAGGTGTAATCTGATTAAATTTGATAGGTTGATATTACCAAATACATTAGTTTTTGGAAATCGTTATTTGGATACAAAAGGACTCGATTACGAGTGGGTTTATTTTGAGGAGTATGGTAAACCATTTATATTAAATGAGTTCGCTGAAGAGGTTTATAGAGGGTATAGAAGCGATTTTAAATATCTTAACGATTGCATACCATTGATGAGATGGTACGAAGTTCTAAAAAGAATACCATTAGTATCAGATATCAAAGAATGGCATAGAGTGTATTCAGATTCAATCCGAACATTGGGAAGGTTGGAAGGGGCTGGGGTAAAAGTCGATGAAGAAAAATTTATTGATAGATTTCACTTCAACAACGAGTATCTACCAAAAGGGTTTGCCTATACAAAATACAATCCATATACGGTAACGGGCAGACCGAGCAATAGACACTTAGGGGTGAATTGGGCTGCGATGAATAAATCCGATGGAAGTAGAGCGAATGTAGTGAGCCGTTTTAAGGGGGGAACTCTATTACAATTTGATTACGAATCCTATCACATCCGTATCATTGGAAAGATGGTGGGGTATCGATTTCCCGAAGGTGAAACTGCGCACGAACATTTAGCAAAGTATTATGGGGTTTCAACCGAAGAATCCAAAGCCTTATCGTTCAAATACCTTTATGGTGGTTTGGATGAGTTTGCTAAGGGGATTCCGTTCTTTCAAAAGGTGGATGAGTATATACAATCCGTTTATCAAAAATTCGTAATTTCGGGCCGTTTAACGACTC